AAAATTCAACAAAATATTATCCAGAATACTGGATCTGAAGGAGAGGGCCTTTATGACTCTGCGACTGGAGCAAGGTTACTTTCTACACAACAACAACTTATTGAAGAGGGAAAAGCTGGAGATAGACTTACTGCAGAATTAGCCGCATCGTTGGGAACTTAGAAAAACCCCTCTAAATAATCACACTGAAATACTAACTATAGGTCATTATGCCTTTACCAAAGATTGCTACGCCCAAGTATGATCTTGAATTGCCATCGACTGGACAGACAATTCAATATAGACCTTTCTTAGTCAAGGAAGAAAAACTTCTTGTCCTTGCAATGGAGAGTGAGGATACAAAACAAATCACGACAGCAATTAAGTCTGTTCTGAAAAATTGTATTCAGACACGGGGAGTTAAGGTAGAACAACTTCCTACATTTGATATTGAATATCTCTTCCTTAATATTCGTGGAAAGTCTGTTGGAGAAGAAATCGAAGTCAATCTAATTGCTCCTGATGATGGTGTAACTGAAGTCAAAGTTACAATTGGATTAGATGATATTCGGGTAGCGAAGAATGATGATCACACTCGTCAGATCAAACTTGATGATACCTTGATGATGGAAATGAAATATCCTTCACTGGATCAATTCATTTCAAATAATTTTGAGTTTAATGAGAAGAATCAAATGGAACAATCCTTTGATTTAATTGCATCTTGTGTTGATAAGATTTATAGTGAAGAAGAGGTATGGGCAGCTGCGGATTGCACTAAGAAAGAAATTAAAGAATTCCTTGAGCAGATGAATTCTACCCAGTTTAAGGAGATTGAAACTTTCTTTGAGACGATGCCAAAACTCTCACATACTGTGAAGTTTGTAAATCCAAATACCGAGAAGGAAAATGAAGTCCTTCTGGAGGGACTGGCAAGTTTTTTCGCCTAGGCATGATCCACATGGATCTTGAGGCTTATTTTAGACTCAACTTTGCCTTGATACAGTACCATAAATATTCATTAACTGAGATTGAAAACATGATGCCTTGGGAACGAGACATCTATGTTGAACTTCTAAAGCAACATCTCAAGGAAGAACAAGAAAAACAAGAACAGCGGCAACGAAAGTATGGCGGCTAAGACCACTGATCCTATTGATATCCTTCTTGAGATGGGTATTGACCTCGATAATTTGTCGGAGGAAGAGGATTATCTTAGTGCCTTAAAAGAAGCGATTGCAAAGATACAATTTCAAACTAAAGGTGCTGGTAATGAACGCTCTGCAATCTTATCGCAAGAAGTAATAAAGGTAAGGAAGTCAAGGAAAGCAGCAGACCCGAAGTTTAAAGCAAAAAAGACAACAATAAAACCAGATGCTTTCTTTGAAAGAAAACCAGATGAAGTAAGGCAAGATGTAAAAACTGGGGTAGTAGATCCCTCTAAACTTAAGTTTAGTTCAGCTGAGATTGCCCCAAAACAAAAGGCACTTCCTACCAGTGCAATAACTCCTTATCAAGCACCTGAAGAAGAGGAAGGTGAAAAGAAGAAAAGCGCACCAAGAAAGAGTGATCCCTTAAAAGATATTTTAAAGGGTGTTAATTCTATTATAGAAATTTTAAAGAGGCAACAAAAACTTTCTGCAAATCAGGCAGAGAAAGATAGAAAACGTGCGGAAAAACAAAAGCGAGAAGGAGCAGAAAATAAATTAGAAGATTCTGGTATCAAAAGTTTTATATCTGGCGCTTCCAAATTAATTAA